CAGACTATCATACTGCAATATTCAATAATGGTGCTCAACTAGATAACTCTCAGAAGAGATTTGGAACTACTTCAGCATTTGTTGATGGAACAAACCAATACATTTCTCTTGCTGCATCTAGTGAGTTTGGATTTGGTACAAATTCATTCACAGTTGAGACCTGGATTAGATTGACAGATCTGGTTGGAACTCAACAAGTATTTGATTTCAGAACTGGATCAGTTAGTGATCTTGCTCCTACTGTCTATGTTTCTAATGGTGGTCAAATTAGATTCTACGCAAATGGATCTGATAGAATTCTTGGGTCTACTCTAAATTCTGGAGTATGGTATCATGTTGCTCTATGTAGAGCAGGTGGATTTACCAGACTTTATGTCAATGGAACTAGAGTAGGATCAACGTATACTGATAGCAACAACTATGGTTCATCCAAGACTCTGACAATTGGTGCAGGATATGATGGTGGAAATCCATTTGGGGGACACTTTGATGAATTTAGAGTGTCAAATATTAGCCTTTATACTGCAGATACTATTACAGTTCAAACTGGTATTTACCAGGGAGATTCTAATACAAAGTTACTACTTCATTTTGATGGAGAAGATGGTGCAACAGAATGTATTGATTGGTCTGGTGCCGCTACTTGGAATGAGGACGATGAGTTTGTAAATACTGGAATTCTATTCCGTTATTATGATGCTGCAAATGAGATAGAAAATAATCTAGATCTAATTTGTGCAGAGGCAGTTTATCAAACCGATAGAAACTTCCCACGTCTACACATTCCAACTACACTTGCTTCAAATCGTGGGGCAGATTCATACAATTTGCTCCTAGCAAACCTAGAGTTTATTGCTAATGAGGCATATGACCGCATTGCTCCAACTCCTCCTAGTGGCACAACCAGAACTGATTGTACAGATGATGTTCAGGATGTTATCCGCAACATTGCTTACAACCTGAAGTATGGTTCAAACTCTAAGACTTGGGATGCTGCAGAACAGTATGTTACTGGAAATGTTCTACAACACCTAGTTGGCAATGAGCAGGATTCGGTAGATGTATTCAATGAAGCGAGAGACATTGCTAAAGAAATTATCAACAACACTACAGTAACTGTAAGTGGATCGCATGGACTAACACAGTCTAAAGATACCTCTATCACTTACGTGTTTGGTGGATGTACAGACATTGAAGATGCTATCGATGACTTGATGGCAATCGTTACCGATACCATTCAAGATCCAGATGGTTCTGATGCAGTTACTTACCCATCATCTATTTCTCAAGTAACTAGAACTCATCCACAGCATACTCGTTGCATCACAGATCTAAAAATTACAATTACTGAGATCCTCAAAGATATCAGAAATGGAGCAAACTCATATACCTGGGATGCTGCAGCATTCTATGTAAACAGAAGTGTTTCCCCAGTAACACTAAACCATGTTGTTGGTGAAGAAGCAGAAACCTCATGGGCATATGACAAAGCAAGAGATCTTGCTATTCAGGCAATGAGGGGAGAAACCATTACGATCACTGGTGATCATGGATATGTTCAGGAGATTGATAATTCTATTATTATTGATCCTGCTGGGGCACCATACTGTGCAGATGTAGCATCGACAATTGATAATCTATTCGATATCGTAATCAATACACTCGATGAAGCTTATACTAATCAAATTGATTATCTCGGAACCGTAACTAGAACTATTGCTCCATACGAATTTGCTACTGCTAAAGTGTATGCATTTAGATCTGATGATCTACTTGTCACAGATGTTGACGCCACAAATAAAAAATTCTGGACTAGTGAAATTTATGACCCTACTTATTATAGATTCCTAGATGCTGCTGGATTGATTTCAGTAAATGCAGAGGCAATCATCGATGAAACTTCAGGACGACTACTTGCTAGATATCCAGTTCTTCTTACCGAAATGCCAGGAAATGAAGATGGTACTAGCAGTGGAACTAATAGATGTAAAACTGATCTTTCTCTAATACTTTCTGCCCTCATCAAAGATTTGACTTATGGTGGAAACAGATATACTACAGAGGCAGCAAAGTTCTATCTAGGTGCTAATGATGAAGTTAGATTCATTCGTTTGCAGTTGTGGGGATCCCTATATGCACACGAACAACTTGCAGAAATGTGTAAGTTGGCTATTACTGGTGATTTGAAAGCATCTGCTCAATATACTGATGCTGTAATCGTTTCTGATGTTGGGATTACAAATGATCCAGGTGGATGTGCAAACGTCAAGACTGCAATTGATAATCTCATTCAAAGCATGAATGATATCATTGCTCCAGCAATTGATAGGTATAGAGATGCTGCGGATCTAATTGTATTCAATAGAGACTATATTGCAGAAGAAGCAATTGGATTGCTAGAAGATGAATTCTATTACACTCTGAGCAATAATCAAACATACCGATCATATGAATATCCAGGTGGAGATATCGATGGTCGTAATACATGCATTAGAGATGCTAAGTACATTATTGATGCCATTGCTTCAGATCTGTTGACTGGTGGTAATAATAGCATTCTACGCGCAGCAGAATATTATCTTGACTCTCAATTGAATATTGATTATGTTGAAGATCAACTATCAGCAACTCTATATGCTTGGGATAGAATTGGATTCCTATGCAAGAAAGCAATTGGAAATCTATTACAATCATCCAATCAAATTCAGTTGACTAGCGACCACTATGTTGCTCAATTCACAGACGAAACTGCATATTCGGATACGACCATTACTCATGATATTTCTACCCCAGGTGGAAATTACAGTGCTCTAGACTGTGCCGATGTTCAGTCAAGTATTGATAACCTAGTCACCGCAGCTATCGATACACTTGCACCATCTGGAGATCTGGGACTTTCTGCATCTAGAATTTTGCTATTCAATAAAAATTACTATGATAAAGAAATCACTCAAGAAATCACCTTGCAGTGGGGATCGATTACAACTGAACAAAGATCATTTATTGAAGAAGTAGCAGATAATATTATTCACGATTTGATTATCACAAAGGAAACTGTTCTTGATAATCAGATCACATCTGATTATGCCAATGCACAAACATATAATACTCTGAGAAATCTTCTAACAACTGTTGATACTGAAAATCAAAATCTGAACCTAATTCCAAACAATCAAACTGAAAATCTCACAATTTCTCCATGGACTACCAATGCTGCAAATACAGTAACATCTGATGTTGGTACAGCGCCAGATGGAACCATAACAGCAGACAAATTCATCCCTGGTACAACTGGAACTGCTGATAGAGCAGTCTATAGAGATTATGTACTAACTGCATATACAACATACGATAGAGATAATGTAACACTTGATGTAGATACAATCACCTTTGATGAAGGTGTTGATGCATCTTATCAGAAATATACGTGGTCAATTTTCTTCAAAGATGCTGGTTATAATAATGCCCGTATCAGAGTTCAATGGGATGCTACCCATTATGCATTCTTCAATATTTCTCTAGTAAATGGAACTCCAGGATCACTATTCTATAGTGGAATTACTGGAGTTACCAATGGAGTTATTCCACAGGGCAATGGATGGTATAGAGCATACATCAGTTTCGATGTTCCTTTTGGTATCACATCAGTTAGACTGATGGCATATGGCACATCGACTTCTTCCCCAACTGCAATTGGAAATGGAACCAGTGGCGTATTGATGTGGGGCGCTAAATTTGCAAAGGATAATATTGATATTTACGAATCTCAAGATGGAGCATTCTTCTATCCAGATAATGAATATAACGTAAAAACCTATATCATTGATAGATTGGAATACTTCATGAATAGGGCAGCAAGTGGCACACTAACTACTCCATCTCCCCTAATTACATTCCCATCATATACCAATGCATCTCTACAATCCAATTATACTTCGGCAGATATCACTTCATTTATATCTACTGTACTGGATCAGTATAGAAATCAACTTCTAGATCCTGCATACTTTATTCAGGCTGGTCTCCAAACGGGCATCGAGTTGTTGACTAAGACATATGGAACTAGATCAATTCCAGTACCTCTTGGTGGTCAAATTGAACAATCATCTTTTGCATATGGAACCTCTTCGGATAACTCAGTTGAAATTTCTGGATATATTGAAAATAGTGCCGAAGTTGCCAAGAGTTATGTTAGGTTGACAGTAACGGATGTTACTGATGGACCATTCGTAGTAAACGATACTACATCTAAGCAAGGAACTCCAGGAACAACTGGAGTATTGTATGCATTCTTCAGTGATGAAAACTTCACTTATTTGGATATGGAAATTACTGCAGGAACTTGGGCAGTATCTGACGTTGTTACAAGTGCAGGTGGAGCATATGCAACAATTGTCGATATTGAATCGAGACTTCAAGTAATTGGTCTTACTGGAGATTTTGAAGATGGTAAGCAGTTCAGAGCATATACTAGTGATACTACAGCAGAGGTTGTTGATTTTATTAGATCTGAAGCTGCTGTAACTAGCAATCTTGGTGGAAAACTCACTGTCGATACTGAATCTTTGATTGGACCATTTGAAACAACTTCAGTCGTATACCCACAAACATCCAGAATCTACTTGGATCTGATTCAATATTCTGGTATTGGATTGAATGTTGGAGATATTGTCGTTGCTGGTGGATACATTCGTTATGGGGTAACTGTAAGTTCCACATTGAATACCTTTACTAAGGGTGGAACTCTATATGGAGTTATCAACGGTAGTAAAGATCCAAATAAGAGAGCAATTATCGTTGATATTGATCTTGATAATGGATTTATTTACGCACAACCATATCTCGGAACCTTTATAAATGGACAATCATTTGGTTATTATGGTCCAGCGGACGGTGATGTTCCAGTTGGATTTGCAACAATTCAAACAAGTACCACAATCGCTGGAAATGCTGCTGGAAGAATTGTAGATATCAAGACAGTTGGTACTCAAACTCGTGTATTCCTAGCAGAACTTAGGGGAACTTGGACTGATAGACAAACTGTAATTGGTAGAGGTGGATATGGTGCTATTGTATATGTTACATCAGAATTGAAGGGAAGAATCAAACGTGCTTTCCGTGGATTTGATGGTGTACAGACAGAGTTCAAACTTACAACTGCAAATGGCACTCCATACTTCCCAGATCCAGAAGGACATCTACTAGTCTTCATCAATGGTATTCTGCAACCACCTGGGGCATCGAATGCATACACCGCATTCTCAGATACTATTGCATTTAGTGAACCACCCGAAGTTGGAGCAGCATTTGTAGGATTCTATCTCGGAAAACTACGTCAATTGGATGACATTTCGTTTGAATTTGATTCACTACGTCAGTCATTCAACCTACGTCGTAGTGGTACATTCTACTCACTAACTCTTACCGATGGTGTACAATCTTCCGTCGTTAGACCAGAGAATAACATCATTGTTTCCCTCAATGGTGTTATCCAAGAACCTGGTATTGGATTCACTCTCGTTGGTTCTAGAATCATCTTCAGTGAAATTCCTCGTGTTGGATCAACGTTTGTTGCGTTCTCTTATGTTGGATCTGAAGCTGACGTTGATGCTGAAATTGTCGTTCCTCCAGTTGAGCCAGGTGATCTTCTCACAATTGAAGGTGAAACTGTAGATCGTGAAGTTGCTGTTATTGAGTCTTCAAACTCACTTATCACAATTGATTATCTTGGATCTGTATTTGGTAAGGATGCTTCTGCAACCGCTACAATCACAAGGGGTAGAATCAGAGAAGCCAGAGTAACTTCTGGTGGTTCTGGATATACTTCTCGCCCACTAGTCAGAATTGACTCCGTTACTGGTTTTGATGCAAATATCAAAGCTCTTGTCGGTGTACAAAGAATTGAAATGGTCAATGGTGGATCTGGGTACAAATCCCCAACTGTTGTTGTGGAAACCACAGTTCCAGATGATTGGACTCCCCCAAATCTATCTCTATATGGAGAAGATGGTGTTGTAAATCTAATCGATGCCTACAGCATTCCTCAGCAAGAACTTCCTCCTGAGAGTGGAGTTGTAGATGATAGTAATACAACTAGTGGTGGAACAACTGGTGGAGGTGGATCTGTAGGTCAAACCACTGGATCTACCGATTCCAGCGGAACTGTATATGATGGAGAACTTGGATCTGTCTGGACTCGCCCATCCCAAGCATACACAGTTCCAAACTTCGATATTACTACCATATTTGTTTCCAGTACAACCTAAATAATGTGAGGATTCAATAGAAAATGGCAATATCAAGTACAACCGCATCACTGCATTCCAATGGCAATATAGAAATTATTACCAATGGATTGCCAGATCCAGCACTCTATGGGGATCCTCTTGGTTCTGGGTTATTTCCAGACAATCCAAATACAATCACACCACATACACAGACATTTGAGTTTTTCTATAGAGGTGGGGAAGCAAAAGATCTTCCAAATCCCCAGCAAACTACTCTAGGACCCCAGGGAATCGCTCTCAATGGAGTTGTATTATTCAACCCATCTGCCGCCCCAGGACCACTACCAGGGACGACTACACAACCTCCTGTAGGGTTCTCATACAATGCTGTGTACAATGAAGATGCCTATGGTGTTGATGCATGTGGTGGGCATCCAGAAGAAGATGGTAATTATCACTATCACTCTGCAGCATTCTTAGTAAACTGTTGGGGTTCTAAAGTTATATCTTCAAACAGTTATTTTTCATCATCATCTTACAATGGAGATTATTTCAGACATCCTGATGGTCACTCCAAAATTGTAGGAATTTGTTTTGATGGATATCCGATTTATGGTCCATTTGGATATACAAATCCAAACGATCAACTTAGTGAACCGATACGAATGCGTAGTTCTTATAGAGCATATCCATCTCCAAGAGTGGGCAGAGGAAGTACATATGCTCAGATACCACCTGGCGTTTATGTACAGGATTTTGAATATGTTGAAAATCTTGGTACATTAGATGAATTCAATGGTAGATATAGTGTTACTCCAGATTATCCATCTGGAACATATGCATATTATCTGACTGTGGATTCCGAAAATAGACCAGTATATCCATACATCTTTGGAAATTCCACTAGAAAACCAAGAGCTTCTTTTGAGCACGCTCACTAATTCCATAAATAACTAAAAAGTCAGAGTAATGGCAAAACAATCACTAAATATTGGTTCTGTGCCAAATGACGGTACTGGAGATTCTTTGAGATCTGGTGCGTCGAAGTTGAACAGCAATTTCACAGAACTGTATGGGGCAGTAGGAAATGGAAATAACCTGACAGTTAGTGTTGCTAACGCACAGCAGGGACAAGTTCTTAGATGGAATGGTAGTACCTTTGTGCCCCAGGATTATGGATCTCTAACATCAACATTGGATGTCAATAACTACAGTATTGTCAGCAGCAACAACGGGCATATTGTTCTTGACCCAAATGGAACTGGTGATGTAAATTTGGTATATGGTGGACAAACTGCAAACTTTGATGGAGTAAGCGGTAGAGCACTAATTAGTGGTCCAATTGCATATGATAATGAATTTGATACTATTGGAGCAGCACCATCAAATAGCACTTATAAAGGATATTTCTTCACAGTAAACGGCAATAACAGTCCAAAAGTAAACATGTCGGTGACTGGTGTTGGCGATTCTACGGTAGATCTTGTAACAAAACTCGATAGTGTCAATGTTCTAGCGGATGTGGACACTGCAACAAATGCACCATCAAATAATCAGGTTCTAAAATGGAGTGCTGCTCAAGCAAAGTGGATTCCTGGTGATGATGCAGCTGGCGCTTCAACTCAAAATATCTTCCAAACAGTTGTTGCCGATACTGGTTCTACTACAGCAAATAGTCCAACAGATACATTGACCATCTCTGGAGGCACTAACTGTACTACTGTTGTTAGTGGAGATACAGTAACAGTCAATGTAGATGGAAATTTCGAACTGGAAGAACTCACTGATGTAAATCTAACTAGTGTTGCTAGAGGAGAATCTCTAACTTATGATACTCAGGGAAATGGTGCAACAGCGGCATGGATCAACCAGCCATCTCCAACACTTTGGTATATTTTCTCAGTTGGATTGAATAATAACTCATATCTAGTTGAAGGTCCTGGGCAGACACAAACTGATGATGCTGATCTCCATCTTTATCGAGGATTTACTTACATCTTTGTCAATAATGCTGGATCAAACCACCCACTAAGAATTCAATCTACAACTGGATTGGCTGGTTCTGAGTGGACATTGGGAGTAACTGGAGATAAAGCAGGCAGACAGTATTTTACGGTTCCTCATAGCGCACCAAATACTTTATATTATCAATGCACAATCCATGTCAATATGTCTGGAATCCTGTACATCAAATAATAAGATAATATGGCAAGAGTAATTCCTGGATCTGGTGCAGTAATCAAACCAAATTTCAATGATGAATTTGGTATTGCTTCTGTAGATGTACTTTCTGGTGGTTCTGGATACACAAATTCAGATCCACCAAGATTGACAGTCGATAATTGCGGAACACCTGAAGTAGAAGCAGTATTATATCCATATATCGATGAAGATTCTGGAAAAATCGTATATGTAAGAGTACTTGAACCTGGTAAGGGATATGATCCACTAAGGGTTTCGATTATACCTAAACAGGATTCTATTACAGTAATAGATTCCTTTGATGCTAATAGAATTTGGACTTCTTCGAATACATCAGTAACTAGTGGTAGATTTATCGAGTATGATAGACTTCGAGTAACTACAAATGGGATACCAGATCCAGCTCCATATAACAAAGGAAATGTATTTGCTACTCCATATAATCATACTTTCATTTATAGAGGCGGTAAAGATGTTCCCAAGTATTCTGCAAGGATCGTATATAATGACGCTCCAAGAGGAATTACCTCAAATGGAGTAGAACTTCATACACCAGATTTTTACAATCTTTTGCCAGGAGTTCCAATCCCTGAAGCTGGATTCACTTATGATATTGTAAAGACTCCCGATCTTTTAGACTTGGATCAATATGGAGGAACTACCAGTGAAGATGGAAATCTGTTAGGAAAATATTTTTACACGTCAGCAAACCTTCTTCAGGCATATAACGCATCTGGGAGTGTTTATAGTATTGCTCCATATTATAAAGGCAGTAACTATCAGGGAGATAGAGGAAGACATCCAGATGGTCACTCAAAAATTATTGGATACTCTTATGATGGTTATCCTATCTATGGTCCATACGGGTATTCAGATCCAAATATCAGTTCAAACGTTATCATTTTAGAATCATCATATAGGTTGAAGACTACTGATGAAACTGAAGTACTAAGACCCAAAGTAGTAACTCCGTCAACTACAACATATACAGTCACTGTTGCTCCTGCACAAACCACTGGAACTGGAAATCGTTACTACATTACTGGTGGTGGATTCACTAATGCAGAGAAGCAGTTTCTAAATCTTGAGAGGGGAAGCACTTATGTTTTCAATCAAGATGATACTACAAATACTACTCATGCTATTTTGTTTTCTCCATATGGATCTAGTACTGCACAGGGATGGCATAGTCCTGGGATCATTGCTGGAGATAGAACAGCGTTATGGGAAAAGGGTGTAACGTATTACCTAGAAAATTCTCAAGTAACATATGAGACTTATGTTGAAAATTTCAATGCAGCAACTCTAAGAAGGGTTGAATTTGAAGTACCTATTGATGCTCCAGATATTCTGTATTATTTCTGTTACAATCATTCGAACATGGCAGAACGTTTGGTTATCGATGGATATCCAAATGGTACATTTGTTCAGGATAATATCTATGAGGAAGGACTTGGAGATCTCGATGAATTCAATGGTAGATTTTGCAAAACACCAGAGTATCCAAATGGAACATACGCATATTTTCTTACCGTAGACTCTAATTCAGATCCAGTATATCCATATAGTATTGGACCTAAATTTTATGGAAAGGAATATTTGCCTGGACCTAATGGAGAACAATTACCAGAACCGTCTTTAGATTCTCCAAAGGGAGCGTATGCAATTCCAGAAGTTGATGAAACCACGGGAGAAATTACTTACATCAACGTTAGATCCAGTGGAGATGGATATTTCGGAGAAGCAAACGTTAGTATTTTTGGCGGAGAAGGATCTGGAGCCCAAGCAACAGCAGTTACTAAAACAGTTACTGGTTTGGCACTTATCTCTGAGGGTGTGAACTATGCTACTGCACCAAATATTTTCTTTCAAGGAGGAGGTGGATCTGGTGCTAAGGGAGTTGCTTATATTGATCCAGCTGGTAAAGTTACAAGCATCCAAATAAACAATCCTGGACAATACTATAGTCAATCCCCATACATCATTATTGATGGTGGTGGTGGTCTTGGAGCAAAAGCACGAGCAATAGTAAGTCAGGGTCAAATTCAAAGTATAGAGATTACTAATCCTGGAAGTGGATATACTTCATCACCACAGGTTATTTTTACAAAGTTAGCGACACTAAAGAGAACAGTAAGAAATCGCCAATCATTCAATTCTGTCGATTTTCAACTCTGCGGTCTCACTTCACCAGTTGATGTCAACCAAACTTCAATTTATGTCGATAGTACAGATTCTTTCCCTGGATCTGGAACTTTATTGATTGGTAATGAAGTAGTAAGATATACATCAAAGTCCAAACAAAGATTTACTGGTCTCTCTAGAGCACTCAATTTTAGATTTGATCAGAGAATTATTTTAGATACGGATCAGGATGATCCAGATACAGGTGTCTCAACTTATGAATTCAAAGTTGGTGATAGGGTAATTAGACGTGTTGAAAATTCTTCCAACAAAATTGCAATTGTTTATGATTGGAAACCAGAGAGTAGGGAATTATTCGTAAAATTTGAAGTTGATGATTTGGCATTTATTGATGCTGGCATTCCATCTTCAGAAGAAAGAGTAATTTCATTTGATGGTGGCATTGCAGAGTCGTCATTTACAGCACAATTGCCACATCTAACGGAAAGTAATGACGGAAGTTTTATCAAACTATTTGTTGGTGATCCAGTGTATCTCTCGAAAGTTACACCTCAAATAGTTTTGACTAATACTCGTTATGTTGATGCTGATGACAATGGGTTACCAGATGTTATCAATGCTGGAACTGGATTTGAAAATCAAATTTCTCTCGATGGGGGAGTTTATAACTCTCTATATGGTATTGAAGAAACAGTTGGTGGAACGAATACAACTCTATTCCAAGTTGGTGATGGTATTACTGACTCTAGTTTGCCATCAAAGATTGCTACAGTTGATATCGCTGGAGCACTTGGTGATGGAGTTGAGCATGATGCAGATGTAATTCTAACATTGGATTCCAGATATTCGAATAGCGTTTCATACTTCCCTGGTGAAATCATCACTGGGGAGCAAAGTGGAATACAAGCTGAAGTAGTTGAGTGGAATCCAACTACACGAAAACTCCATCTAACTAACATTGTTCCTTATGATACTGGCGATGTGAATCTTGGAATAAATGGTAAATACTATAGATTCTCCAAGAAATCTACTATTATTGAAATTCGTGTAGTTGACGCTGGTGTAAACTACACCGCTGCACCAACTCTTGATATAGAAACAGTAGCAGATGGTATAAGTGCTACTGCTACTGCAGTGATGACATCATCTGGAGATCAAATTGATTATGTTGATGTAACTGTAGAGGGATATGGATATGAACAATATGTTGACGAGATTACGAATATTCTACATCCAACAATTACTATAACAAACGATATTTCAGATACTACTGGTGCTAATGCTTCCGTTGAAGCAATAGTTGGTGGAGAATATATTGTTGGAAACAATGGAGGACGTTGGAGAGTGAAGGAAATCGAATATCTAACCCTAGTTAGAAACGAGTTTTCTACATAGTACTATAAATAAGTAACGAGGAAAAGTTCTAAAAAATGGCAGCCCTACTTACAGATCAATTCAGGATCTTCTCTGCGAAGAAGTTCATCAAATCTCTTGAGGGACCAGTTGCGACGCAATCAGATGCGGATGCTGGTTCTAGTAGGGATCGTCTATATGTGTTTATTGGAAGACCGCAAGAATGGGATAATGAGAATTCTCCCCCACAGGCAATCGATTCGTTTGACCAATTTTCGGATTCTTATGATGATATGATTTCTCTGAAGAGAATTCTAGCATCAGATACGATTCAAGTTATTCGAAGAATTGATTGGACACCTCCAGAGCAAACAACAGGTGGTCTCGGATACACATATGACATGTATCGTCATGACTATTCGCCAACCAGTACTGCAGCTTCTGGTGCTACAAAACTATATGATGCGGATTACTATGTTGTAAACTCAAACTATCAAGTTTATAAGTGCATCTACAATGGTACGTCGCCATCGGACCCCAACGGAAAACCCTCAACTATCGAACCAACTGGTACTTCTACTTCTATTATCACCACTGCTGATGGTTATCGTTGGAAGTATATGTACACCATCCCAGTGGCACAGGTTCTGAAGTTCTTCTCGAACGACTACATGCCAGTATTTTCTAGTTCTGCTGTTATTACAAACGCAGTTGCTGGTGAAATTGATACGGTTGTAATTACTTCTTCAGGTTCTGGTTATAACAATGGAACTTATGACAACATTGCTATTGCTGGGGATGGAGTTGGTGGAAGAATTTCAGTAGTTATTGATGGTGGTAAAATCATTGCTGCTACGGTAACTTCTGGTGGAACTGGATATACATTCGCAAAAATTAGCGTAGATGCTATTCCTGGTATTGGAACTGGTTCTGCAGGTCAAATTGACATTATCATTCCTCCACCAGGGGGACATGGATTTGATCCAGTTATGGAATTGGGTGCCTACCGTGTCATGGTAAACGCAAAGCTATCATATGATGAAGGTGCTGGAGATTTTCCAGTAGATAATGATTACAGAAGAGTTGGTCTTCTGGTAAATCCACAAAAGTATGGAACTACCGAACTTCTTTCCGATCTAACAGTTTCTGCAACTAGAGCAGTCATTTTTCCACAAACATTCCAAGGTAATTTCCTACCAGATGAAATTATCACCCAAACTCGTGTTGTGTCTGGTGGATCCGTCACTTCTCGCGCTAGGGTAATTTCGTGGAATCCAACCACTAAGGTTTTGAAATACTACCAGAATAGAATTGATGGCATTTATCCAGAAATTATTGGATCGTTGAATGAATTTGATGGATCCAATCCAATTCAGGGTATATCATCTGGTTCTTCATCTGAACCAGATATTACATTCCCAAGTGTACCAAATACATCTACCCGTGTCATCAATGGTACTGAATATGACTTGGGCATGAGATTCACATCTGGATATGCAAAACCAGAAGTTTCCTTCAACACTGGCGAGATTATTTACCTAGATAATAGAAGATCAATTAGTCGTGCCAGCGACCAGATTGAAGACATCAAAATCGTAATCGAGTTCTAAAGAGATGCCACAGAATACTAACCTCAACGTCACGCCATATTACGACGACTTTGATAAGAAAAAGAACTTCTATAAGGTTCTTTTTAGACCTGGATTCCCCATTCAGGCACGGGAACTTACAACGTCACAAAGTATTTTACAGAATCAAATTGAATCTGTAGGTACTCACTTGTTCAAAGAGGGTGCTATGGTCATCCCTGGACAAGTTGGATATGATTCAAATATTGATTGTATTTTACTTCAGGCAAGTTTTCTTGGTGCAAACGTAGAACTCTATAGAGAGCAGTTGACTGGCAGAATTATCACTGGTCTCAATAATGGCGTAAAAGCAAAGGTATTGTATTCTATCCCCGCTAAAGAATCTGAGCGTGGATATATTACTTTATATCTGAAGTATGTGCAAAATGGTGGAGTCGAATCTACCACCAGAACATTTGAAAATAATGAACAGATCTCTGCAGATGCAGATATTACTTTTGGAACTACTCTGATTGAATCTGGATCTCCATTCGCACAACTACTTCCATCTTCATCACTATCCGTTGGATCTTCTGCATATATTGCAGAAGGAGTATATTTTATTCGTGGTCATTTTGTTGATGTAAGTGCTCAATATATTCTTCTAGATCAGTATGGAAATAACCCAACTTATAGGGTTGGTCTAGCTGTCACAGAATCGATCGTAACTTCTGAAGACGATGATTCTCTAAATGATAATGCTGCTGGTAGTTCAAACTATTCTGCTCCTGGGGCACATCGCTTCAAAATCTCCACAAAACTAGTCAAAAAAACTATTGATGATGAGTCAGATAAAAACTTCATTGAACTACTTCGTCTCAATAATTCAAAAATTCAGAAGTTTGTAACAAGAACTGCGCTCAATGAACTGGAGAAGTCTTTAGCACTAAGAACTTTCCAGACAAATGGCAACTACGTAATTAGAAATTATTCAATCGTCGTTAGGGATCAGCTAAACGATGATGCAAAATCTGGAATCAATGGAGTATATCAATCTGGATCTATTACTAAGAGTGGTCTTGTAGCAAGTGATGATTACTATACTGCAGAGATTAGTCCTGGTGTTGCATATGTAAATGGTTACCAGATTGAAACAATTACAACACAATTTATCGATTTTCCCAAACCAAGAGATACCAAGGCTCTACAAAATCAAATTGTCCCATTTGCAGTTGGAAACTCACTCACAGTCGAAAATATTTTCGGTTTTCCAAACTTCACTGGATCTTCTTCAGTTACTAACTCTTATCAAGTCTTAGAAATTAGAGATCAACGAACAGATCCAGATGGTGTAACTGGAATGTTTGATGACCCTCAAGGAAATGTCATTGGATATGCAAGAGCTCTTACTATGGAGCACGTTTCCAATGGTCCAAATGGTACATATGGAGATTCTGACGATATCTATCAAATGAATATCTTTGATATTCAAATGTTTGGCATTCTCAGACTTTCAGCAGCTACTACAATTTCTCAGGGATCTCAGATTGTTGGTGGAACTTCTGGAGCAAGATGCTTCATTGTTGATACCCAAACATCAGCAACCCACATAAAAGTTTACCAACAGGAAGGAACATTCTCGGTCGGAGAAACTATTTTCGTTGATGGTATTGCTAAGGGAGTTATTACACACGTACATAGATACGAGTTTTCTGAGTCACGTTCTTTAGTGTCAAGAGATGAATCCACATCTCAAGTTGAATTCACATCAAATATCATTCTTGACGACTATCTAACAATTGATGGTGATACATTCACATATGATAGTGGTGCTGGAACTCTGACTGGATTCAACTCAAATTATGCAAAAGATTTGAGACCTGGGGATATTCTATATTTCAGTGGTGTTGATTATCTGGTGGTAGAAGATGTAGATCCGACTGCTTTGAACACGCAAGGCATTTCAACAATTTTTGATTACGCGAATCAAGTAGTCAGTGTAAATTCTGGTAGTGGAACTGTAGTTGATGGTGTATATTCCACCATCGTTAGAGGAAGATCTCAACTTCTAGGAAGAGAAAATAATGATCTTTTCAGTGCTATGCCGAAGAAATACGTCAAGAGTATTTCTGACGAGTCTATGATCGTTAGACGAACATACGATTCTCTAACAGTTCCTGCTGGTTCGGTTACCATTGATCTTGGTGGAAATGAGCAGTTTTCTGCCATTGAAAATGAAAACTACAATCTAACTGTCCTAGCATCTAGTAATCCAAGTTATCCAGTAGGAAGTCAAATTGAACTACTAACGAATTCAGCAGACTCTGCAGAAGTGGGATATGCAACATTTACATCACTAGATAGAACGACTCTGAATATTGACAATCTAACAAATATTACGTCTGTAAAGTTGACAGCAACCCTTTCTAAGAATGTTGTCAATAAGAAATTGAAGACACTTTCAAAGATGTTTGTTCTGAAAGTGAATAGAACGCTATCAGATAAAGATACTCAAAGATATGGATTGACATATTCAAATCTATACGGTACTAGAATTGAAGATCCAGAGATTTCTCTTGGGGTATCCGATGCGTTCCAATTGAATGCTGTTTATGAATCATTGAATGATGATGATCCTGTTATCCCATCACTAACCATCGCAGAATCTGCATTCTTTGCTGCAGGAACCTTCATTACTGGTAAAACTTCTGGAGCAAAAGGAAAAGTAGTACAGTTTTCGACAACAAATCTCACAGTAAATTACATTGGTGTTTCTGGTACGTTTATACCAGGCGAACAGATTAGCGGATTCAATTCATCTGGAGAAATTATTAGTGCCCTCATCAACGATGATGCTGCTGCAATTGTCTCTGGGTCTAAAGTTGTAACTGATGATTATTACATCGAACTAAATCAGACTGGATTCTTCTACAACACATCTAAATTAGTTCGTAAACCAGGAAGAAGACCAGCGGTAAGAAAACTACTTGTAGTATATGATTGGTTGGCACATCAATCTACAGGAGATTATTTTGCGGGTCAGTCCTATACAGGCATTTCTTATTATGACATTCCATTCTTCAATCAGGCATTGTGTCTAACTGACTTCCTTGATTTCAGACCATCTGCTAAAAACCTCTATAGTGGTACTGGAACTGCATCATCACCAGCATATGTTGCCTGCTCTACTCTCGATTTCAAATCCAGACTATTTACTTCTGGGTCTACTGTAATTGATATTCCAAAATTAGATAGTGACTTCCGTTGTGACTTTGATTTCTATCTACCAAGAGTTGATAAACTGTTTGTGTCTTCTGAGGGAGGATTCCAAGTAATCTCTGGAAAATCTGCAGAGGTTCCAGAGCCACCAGAAGATATACAGAATGCAATGCTTCTGGCAACAATCAGAATGAGACCATATGGATTTGATCCAGAGAAGGATGTTGTTATTACTAAGGAAGATAATCGTCGCTATACGATGAGAGATATTGGTAGTCTCGATCGTCGTTTGAGCAATGTTGAGTACTACACTTCACTATCACTACTAGAAAGTGATACCGCAAATACAAAAATTGTTGATGCTACTGGTAAAGATCGTTTGAAAAATGGATTTATTGTCGATGATTTTGCATCTCACGATAAATCTGATACGTCTAATTCTGATTATAAAGTGTCGCTGGATTATGCACAGGGTCATTGTAGACCAGCACACTACACAACTAATGTCAGTCTAGAGTGGAATCAATCGGCATCCACAAATATTCAACAGACAGGTCCACTGCTTACTCTTCCATATGAAGAGGAAATGATCGTAAATCAACCATATGCATCTAGAGTTGTAAACGTAAACCCATTCAACGTCTTTACATATATTGGTCGTATTGATCTAACTCCATCTACTGATGACTGGATCGATACCAAGAGGGAGCCAGCAAAGATTACCCAGATTGAGGGTAACTATGAGGCAACCAGAAAAGAAATGAACGTTGATCAAAATGGATTTGCCCCAATTCAATGGAATGCATGGCAGACTTCATGGGTTGGCGAAAAAGTAACTTCTACAAAAACTGTTTATCAACCAGATTGGGTTGCTTCTGACGTTGGCAAATCTCCTGCTCCATGGGTTTGGGGTGGAAAGGGTCTACGTAGAATCAATGAAGTAGATACGATTGAAGTAACAACTGGTTTGACTCGTACTGGAACTAGAAGCAAGGTAGTTCCAAAAATTGAAAACCAATCTCTTGGAGATTCTCTACTATCCAGTACAGTTGTTCCTTGGATTCGTTCCAGAAACGTACAACTATATGCTGCTCGTCTAAAACCAAGAACTCGTTTCTATGCATTCTTTGATAATGTAGCATTTACAAATTATATGATTCCAAAGGTCATTGAACTTGTAAAAGATAGTGCTTTAGATTCTAGAAGCAATGCAACGCCATTTGTAATTGGTGAAACCGTAGTTGGGCAAACATCTGGATGTAAACTAATTGTTGCTGCTCCTAATGATGGATTTGAATTCAATCCATATGATGACACAGAGATGCCAGAGTCATATGCTTCGGCAACATCATTCTTGAATATTGATACGGAAAAAATGGCAAAGCAAGTTGCTGGTGATTCCTATGGCAATATACAAGTTGGTGAAGTTCTAATTGGTTCCTCTGGTGCAAAGGCAGTCGTAAAAGATCGTCGCTTAGTTTCCGACAGATCTGGTAATTTGAAATCTGCTATGTGGATTCCAGATCCAAATGTAGACACAAACCCACGTTGGGGAACTGGAAAGAGAAATATCCGCCTAACAACATCAGATACTGATAGTCGTCTTGCTGGTGCTGTTGCATCTTCTGCAGAAACGTGGTATTTGGCAACTGGTATTCTCAATACTGTTCAAGAAAATATTCTTGCAGTAAGAAATGCAGATATTGTTATTGACACAGTAACTGAAGAAACGATCGAACTATCTACAAGAGAGGAAACTCGTCAAGTTGGTTGGTATGACCCTCTAGCACAGTCATTTATTATCGATAAACCAGGTGGATGCTTCCTGACAGGATTTGATGTATTCTTCTTCACAAAAGATAGTGCAATTCCAATTTCATGCCAGATTCGTGCAATGGAAAACGGATATCCATCTAAGAGAATTCTTCCATTCAGTGACGTTACTCTAAATCCATCTGAAGTTCAGGTATCTGAAAATGGTTCTATTGCGACCAGATTTACATTCCAGGCTCCAGTATACCTACTGCAATCCGTAGAATATTGTTTCGTACTTCTCTCAGACTCAAACGAATATCAAGTTTGGGTATCAAGAATGGGCGATAATGATGTTACAGATAATAGAACTATTTCTGAACAACCATATGCAGGTGTACTGTTCAAATCACAAAACGCTTCTACTTGGACTGCAGATCAATACGAAGATTTGAAATTCACTGCATATCTCGCTAAGTTCAATATTGGTCTCCCATCGAAAGCAATTTTCAATAACACAGCTCTCGCTCTTGGCAATAGAGGAATTCTGAATCTACGTAATAATCCAGTAATTACCCAAAAACCAGATCAAAACCTAATTATGAGTTTGGCAAATGTTTCCTACACTATTGGGGCTACCATTAGATATATCTCTGGTGGAAATACTTATATTGGTAGTGGAACTGTAAAGGATAGTTATGAAGCAGCAACTGGAACGATTCTAGTGTTGACAGATGTTGTTGGATCTTTCCCACAAACATCAAGAGTAACTTCTTCTAGAACCGAGGCATCAATCGTTGTAAGTGGAGAGAGCACTGATTTTACAGTAGGAAACGTCATCAAAAATGCATCACTATCTACAGCAGAAATTACTGCATGGAACAGTGGGACAAATACCCTAACTGTAAATTATGTTTCTGCATCATCTGGTGGAGTAGTATTCCAAGCAAATGATACTATCACTGAATACTCAGCAATTGAATCAACGAGTGCAATTCAAACAGCAACGATTGATAGCCTGACATACTCTGGAGACCAAGTTGACGCTGGGGCATATATATCACCTACTGTTACTCAGAAGGGAGCATATGCAACCAGTCAACAGTATGTAACCATTCGTCATTCAAACCACTGTATGCATGATACGAATAATAACGTACAAATTACTGGGGTTAGATCTGAAGTCGATCCTACATATCTGCTGAATGCAATTGGTGCCACTGAAACTAGTATTACTGTTGATAATGCATCTCTATTCCATAAGGTAATCAACGGATCACCTATTAGCCAAACAAATCCAGGATATATTAGAATTATTGCATCTCAAGTAGGAGAAAATGGAGATATTCCAGTTGCAGATATTGGTGAATTTGTAAATCAAGAAATTATCCCATATACTGCCATTAGTAATGATGGTTCTACAATCACCCTCCAACAGAGAACAGGTTCTTCATATGCATTCCCAGAGGGTTCTATTGTCGAATGCTATAACTTGGATGGCATCCCACTAACAACAATCAATAAGATTCATACAAGTATCACTTCACCAACTTTAGATACTTACGATCTGTATGTTGGTAATGTTGCTACCGATGGTATTGTTGCTGGTGGTTCACTTGCAACTGCAACTCAAAACGTTCAATTTGACGTGCTGACTCCACAGTTCGCATCAGTGTCATTCCCAGAAACATCATTGTCTGCAAGAGCACAAGTGATTACTGGAACATCTATTGGAGATGGTTCTGCTAACGTCGATCAAAATTCCTTTGTCAATGATGGTCAATTTATTGATATTTCTCTTGAGGGTGGAAACTATCTCGATTCTCCAAGAATGATCGCATCTCAACTAAACGAGAATGAGGAACTCAGCGGAAATAAATCCATGAGAATGGAACTAACATTTGATAGTATAAAGGAATATATTAGTCCATATATTGACTTGGATAGAACATCTATCATTACGACAATGAACAGAATCAATAATCCAACTCTACCAGATTCTGCTCTAAATTCTGTCAATGATCAACATGAAGCAGTCTATATTACAAAAGTTGCCACTCTGGCAAATAATTCAGGATCTATCAAAGTAGATTTTGCTGCTTACCGCCCAGAAGACACTGAACTTTTGGTCCTATATAGAGTACGTCCAGTGGGAAGCACTACGCCAATTCAACAAATTGACTATTCGTACTTCCCAACAGAACTTTCCTCTGTTCCTGGAACAACTAGACTCGAAAGATATTTCGATTATTCATACGAAGTACAGGGTCTAAAATTTGACCAATATCAGATCAAAATTGTTATGCGCTCACCAATTCAATCGAGAGTACCAATCCTATCTGATTTCAGAGCAATCGCACTCGCAATCTAATGGACTGGTCTAAGGCACGTAGAGTACAGGATCACCCCGACTTTGTTCGGGGTGCAAATGGAGAAATTGTTTTATCAAATAAAGCAATTTACGACTCCTACATGGCAGGTATAGAAGCAGAGGAAAATCGTGAGAAGCAAATTGACTCTTTACAGTCGGATGTTTCCATGCTAAAATCTGAATTGAGTGATATAAAATCGCTCTTACTAACGTTAGTTCAAAATCAAAGTAAACATTATGACGATTGAAAAAGTATCTCAGGATGAAATGCTGCGACAATTTCGGGAGAGGTTCGAACAACTTCAAGACGAAAATAAGCAGTTGGCACAAAAGATTCGTGACAATGAGGGTGTTGCACTGAAACTTTTGGGAGCAATTGAAGCGTTATCATATTATATTGAAGAAGATAGCGAAGAAGATCAGGAAGAAGAATCCACAGAAGCACCTGTAGAAACTGAATAGATCTCAGAGGGGAGATAAATACTCCCCTTTTTCTTTGCATAAATAATCCAGAGGCAAATTATCAAAAAGTTGTGACCTGAAATGGCAAATAGAATCCAGCTAAGACGTGGCGGATCTCAAGAATGGAGAAACGCTAACCCAGTGCTCGCACAGGGAGAAATCGGAATTGACCTAGACTCGGGACGTATCAAAATCGGGGATGGTTCTACCGCATGGAACTCTCTTGCGTATGAAAGACCTGTAGAATCGGTTGCAAACACTGCAAACTCACTGGTACAAAGAGATGCTGATGGTAACTTCGCTGCTGGTGTCGTAACTGCAACTCTCATTGGTAACGCATCTACAGCATCTCGTCTTTCCAACATTAGACAGATTCAACTCACTCAAGATGTTGTTGCCTCAGGTGTTTTTGATGGATCTGCAAACCTAAACTTAGCAGCACAACTAAATATCGTCACTTCTTTGCCCCATTATGATGGAACTACAACTTCTACTGGTACTTACACAAAGGTAGTTGTAGATGCAAAGGGAAGAATTACAAATGCCTCAAGTCCAACTACAATTCAGGCGTATGGTCTAGATACAAGCATTGAAGGAACTGGTGCTCAACCATACGATAATGACCTCGAAGCAGTTTCCAATCTAACTACAACTGGTATTGCCATTCGTTCTGGTGATGGAAACTGGACAACTAGAAGCATTCTATCTACTGCTGGTCAAATTGTTGTTACTAACGGTTCTGGTACTGGAGGTAACCCACAAATTGATTTGGCAACTACAACTGTAGTTTCTGGAAACTATAATACTGAAAATCTAAATTCAGTATCAGCAAATGGTCCTCTGGGAGAACCATATGGTACTCAAACAGTAAACACTGTAAAATTTACTGTTGATAATAGAGGTAGATTGCAATCTGCCACAAATGTACCTATTGCAACTGCCACTGAAGGCAGTAAGTACCCCGCATATGGTGCTGGTACAACCTATAGTAGATACGATATCATCGAGACTGGCAACAATGTCTACCAAGCAATTACTAATATTTCTGCGGGTGGTGGTGCCCCAACTCATACTGATAGCAGCGATACTGGAGGATGGCGCTTCCTCGCGGCTGCGGCAATTGAGCAGAAGGGATTGGCTTCCTTTGCACAGGAAGATTTCGACGTTGACAACAACGGGCACGTTACCATTGCCGCCAAAGCTGTAGATAATACTCAACTCCAAAACAACAGAATCTCCTTTGCAGATGGCAACACCAAGGAAGATTTTGAACTCGACCAAGAACTCACCGCAACCACAGGTTATCGTGGTTTCAACTATCTAAATTATGTAACTGTCAATGATACTAGTGGTTCTCTTCTCTTTACTGCTAATAATACTGCAAATTCTGGCAGTGGTGGTGTTGATATCAACGTTGATACTAACATCAGTGGTGCCAATATCATTCTTGATAGACCTGGTACTTCTCCTCTGCAAACTATTGAGCGTACCGCTGGGTCTCTCAAAATTTTCCACAACGTCAATTCTGCCACAGATAGAACTCTTGATATTGTTAGTACCAACGCTGGTGCTGGCAGTGCCACCATCAATATCACTGCTGACAATGATATCGTCATCTCCAGCACAACTGGAACAAACTATGTCAAAGCAGAAGATATTTGGTTCAGAGCAAATACAATAACATCTGACAATTCAACTATTATTATTGATCCTGCAACTGAAGGAGATAATACTGGTACTGTTCAGATCAAAGGCAATCTCCAAATTGATGGAACTACACAACTGTAAATAGCACCACTGTAACTATCGATGATCCAATCATTACTCTTGGTGGTGATCAAACTCCGACAGTTGATGATAATAAGGATCGTGGTGTTGAATTCAAGTACTATGATACTCAAGCAAGACTAGGTTTCTTCGGATGGGATGACTCATATGCAACGCTTGCTGGTACAACTGGCGGATACCGCTTCCTCTATAATGCTACGAATACTTCGGAAGTCTTTTCTGGTACTGATGCTGGTATCATTGGTGGTAATCTTGCTCTTACCTCCAATGTGGGATCTAGCGGCGTCACTAACGGTACTCTTGTTGTTACTGGCGGTACTGGAATCTCCGAAAATCTAAACGTAGGTGGAAGACAAAATCTTGCTGGAGATTTCAACATCAACTCTGGTAAGTTCACCGTTGCTTCTTCCACTGGTGATACTGTCATTGCTCGTGATTTGAATGTAAACAGAGATACAGATCTTGATGGTACTCTCAACGTTGATGGTAATGCAACATTCCAAACTAATGTTACCATCAATGCAGATAATGCACTGTTTGATATTCAAACAAATGCAGGAGTATCTAAGTTTAGTGTAGATACAGATAACGGCAATACTGTCATTCAGGGAACTGTAGATGTAACTGATAATGTTACATTGAATAAGAATGTCACTCTCGTTGGTTCGAATACTGCAGCAACAGAATATTTCAAAATCAAGAATGGATCGTCTGTAGATAAATTTACAGTTGATAGTTCATCTGGTAATACTCTAATTGAAGGAACACTAACAAATACTGGAGCAGTTGACCTAAACAGTACACTAAATGTTGCTGGTCTAATTAGATTTGAAAGTACTGATGCTCCAACAGTTGTTCAGAATGGTTCAACAGGTCTATATGAAATTCAAAGTGGTGATTATGGTTCATTCAGATTTGATGGTGGTGGATATGTAGAAGGTGTTGCACTCTTCAATGATGATATCTATTGTAACGGTGCTCTGATCGTAAAGGATACTGGAGACACTGGTGTTGCGTCTACAGTTTCGAACCTGTCAGTACGTTACAAATCAACTCTCGGTAGTGGTGCAGGAATCACAGATAATGCAAGTTATAATCCATCATATGCTACCCACACAAGCTCAACTCTCGTAGTAAGAAGTGGTGCTGGAATTTACAGAAGTCTTCATGTCGGTGCAACACTATCTGGAGATGGATTCTTCGTTGGTAAAAAGAATTCTGGAGATACTGCAAAGTTCAGTGTTATTGGCGCTACTGGTAACACAAGTATCGTAGGAACTCTAGATGTAACTGGAAATGTTACTTTCACTAATAATCTAACTGTAAATGGATCTCTAACTACGATTGGTAATGCAAATACTGATATTCTAACAGTCAATGCTGATGCAACTCTGACAGATAATCTAACTGTCAATCAAGCAGTAGACTTCGATAGTACACTGAACGTAGATGGTGCTGTAGATTTCAATAGCACTCTGGTTGTTGATGATAACACCACATTCAATAGAAATGTCACTCTAGTAGGATCAAATACTGCGGCAACAGAATACTTCAGAGTAAATAATGCATCTAACGCTACTAAGTTTGAAGTTGATAGTGCATCTGGAAATACATCTATTGCTGGTACTCTTGGAGTTACTGGTGCCACATCAATCACATCAACACTAGGAGTTGGCGGTGTAACATCTCTAACCAATAGCGCAGATCAGACACTTACTGGAACCTATGCTGCTGATGGTGC